AGGGATGATCTCGGGCAGTAGGTTTACATAACTGCTACCGCCTAACTGGAAGTAACTGACCTTGCCATCCCATCGGCCTAGTCTAACTGCTGGAAGATATCTGGCACCCGGAACATCGTACTTGAATGCATTCACAAGAGCACGGCGAGCATCCAGTTCAAGACCTTCTATCTTGACATTGACTTCGTCGCGTATAATGATTGTGGCTGTTCTCATATTAGTTATTATATAATTTTTTACAAGAATTTGCAACCATATTACCAAAAATTGTATGCAGTATCATGTTATTTTTATTTGTGTAGGTAATATGTTGTTTTTTAAATTTTCTACAACTAATTTATAGTTTGGAATACGACCAAACACCACTGACGAAAACATCTGTTCAACTGTGAAGTTGGGCCAATTCCAGTATTGACTCCATGCCTGGTGACGTTGATTCCACCATGGTTCAAAATTTACTACATCAACATTGGCCAAGCCGTCTATGTCCTCAAGTGCAATTAGAATCCTTGGTTTCATTGAAATCCAAGGTTTACACAAAACACACAATCTATCTATATCGTCCGGCTCGTTATTTTGCCAATAATCATACGGTATCTTGCCCAATTCAGACCAACTTGTAAATACTTCTCCGGCTTTGATCTTACTTGCAGCCAAATTAATCCAATCTGGACGCATGGGTTTTATAAGCGGACCGGCCAAATGTCTGTAATCAATAGACGCATATTTAGAAATTGGCCGATCATACAGTTCACAAATATGTATGTGTTCGTGGAAATCCAGCCAGGACGAAGATCCATCGTAGTATTCTTCATATACTTTGTGTATATAATTTAAGTATATTTGATTTTGTTGTAGACACTGATCTCGATCAATGACTACGCCAACCTTTTTAGCATACATGTCTAACAGTTCAACAACCTCTTTAAAAGAATAGTCTTTTTTATACCATGGATTGTCCCAAGGTTTAAACGGTATGGGAACATGCGAAAGATGTTTATAAATTTTTTGATAAGTATCACCCAACGGCGTAGAATCTATTTCAAGATCCACGTTGCTACTGTCTGAAAAAGCTATTTGCATATCAAGTATTTAAGAAAAAACAGGTATCCTTTTACAGATACCTGTTGTAAAATGGACAGTATTGCTACTGTCCAGGAGCTACCGTTTATGCATTGTTCATACATGTTGATACTGCAAGTGCCTTCCAGTTGGTTGTACTAACCTTGGTCAAGTCCGCGATCTTGAGTGCCATACGCAGGCTCATTTCTCTCAAACGATTCTTGTTAGCATCCATGAATGCCAGAATCTCTTCACCTTGTTCGGGTGTAAAATCATAGTCCTGGAACAGGTCGCCCTTGCGGAAGATCTGTTTGATACGCAAGAATCTATCACGTTGCGTGTTCAAGGTAAGATCCAGAAAGTGACAACGACTCTGTAAGGCCGCCAAGTGGTCTTGTAATTTCTTGCTTTTCAAATTCTGGAACTGCAAGTTGGTGATAAAGATACAGGCACCCTTGAAGTCAAAACAGTCAGGAACACCTTCACGTCGTAACATAGAACTATCACTGTTCCAGTAGATCCTACGCTTCTTGCCTGAATCTAAAGCCGCCTTGAGTATGTTCAAGCTCAAGTCATCTTGGAACACACTATCACAGTCATCGAATACCAGCACATTACATGGATCCGAACTCTTGTACAAGGTACAGTATAACCCAATCGGAGTCATTGCACCCTTGATAATTTCATACTTGATTCTACGTCCAGCCAACTTGTCAAAAAGACCTGACTGTTCTAGTTGTTTTTCTACACCGTAACTCTTGCCAACTCCAGGGGGCCCAACCACGATCATTGCTCTAACATCGCCAGCAATGGTGGCCTTGGTCATTTGATCCAAGATATCGAAGCGTTCGCCGATACGGGCCATTACTTCGTCGTCAGTCTCCACAGGAGCGACTGTTTTAACTACGGGTACGGCTGTTGCTGTGTCTCCTCCTACAAACTCTACATCTTCGATGCTGTCTACCTTGATACGAACCACGTCAAAATCTGGGCCAAAATAGCCATCACTGTCTACTGTTACAAAACTACCTCGGGTACCGGTCTGTAAACCTTTTACCAGGGTAAATGCTACGTCTCTTACTGGTTGATTACGGTATATTCCGTTTTTAATATTGACTTTACTCAATTTTCTGCTCCTGTTTAGTTACTATACTACTATTATAACAAATGGTATATTTTGAGTCAACCACTGTATTCTACTGTTTTTTGAATGTTGCATAAAAACAACACTCCGTAAATATTAGGTCTACAGCCCTTGATTTCATAAAGCTATTATAAGCTAAAAAGCGTTCCGGGTCAACCAAAAGAAAACCTTACTCAGAGTAAGGTTTTTGTCTGAATTTGAACTACACGATCATACCTGGATATCTTCCATTCCAGCGGCTCTAAGTCGTACCACATGCCCTAGCATGAAATTCTTACTTTCAAATGCCTTGATAATGCCCAAGAATTTGTTGCGTAATAAGGCTACTTCGTTGATCAATGTTTCAAAGTCAATCACTTCGTCTTCACCATCCACATACTTTTCAGCATCTCTGCTGGTCAAGGCCCTGGCATATCCTTCCAGATACTTTTGGAAGTGCTTACGACGAATCTTTCTCAACTGGATGTTAAGAAGATTCAGTACTGCTTCAATCTCTTGCAGTTGATTAAATCTGTGTTCGGTGATGCCAGGCAGATTGGTTATGTTTTTTTCAACCAGCCCACCCACTTGGCATTCTTTTTTAGCTGATAACAATTCATGTTCATAATAACTTATGAAGTCAGGAATCGCAGAGAGATCTGCTACTACTCGACTATACCACATTAGTACTGATCGCTATATGGATCCTCGTCATCATCGTGCAGATCCTCATCATCATCTTCTTCATCGGCCACATGATCTTTAAGATAACTGGCCAAGGCACGCTTGATGTCTGGATCAGTTTTAAACACTGATCGGATTTCGTCCGCGGCCGCATCGTTGTCGATTAGCACAGCTACCAGGGTTTCGGCAGCTTCATCACGATCAACTGTGTTGATATAGCGTTTTAGTTCACTCCAAATTTCTCGACTTAGTTCAATGCTCATTGTTATTCCTCCGTTGCAGTTTCTTCAGTACTTACCGTTTCTTTCTGATTTACAAAGTCTGCCATGACCTTGTCAAGACAGCCGGCTTCGTTTGATTCCCAAGCCTTGCGGAACTGTTTGATGATTTCACCATCACTGGTCACAAACATCAGTCTATTGCCATCTTTCTTTAATAGTCCTTTTTTCTCGGCTAAGTCAGTTAGCCCCGAGTATGGATTCATTCCTGTTTCGTACGGAATCTTGACCTGCATGCCTTCAAACGGCTTGGCATAACGAGTTTTCATAACCTTACAACCAGCACGGATACCCATCACTTCAGAGATCTTGTTGCCATCTTCATCTTCTTTGAGTTTCATTTTCTTCATGGCAACTACGATACTTGACGCATAGATAAATCCTTGACCGCCTGAAATCTTGTCGTCTGGATCAAACATGTCTTGACTTGCGTATGTATGATTGGTACATACCAAGCCCACATTATAACTACCAAACATGTTGACACAATTACGAACCAAAGCGGTAAGTGCTTTAGGTTTACGACCCAAGTCACCTTTCATTTCACCTGCATCAAATTGGTTCACATCTGTAGGTGTCAGCATCATGCCCAAGCTGTCAATTACCCATAACACTTTCATACGCTCGCCATCTGGCAAGGCCTTGTAGTCGCTCATGAATGTGCTAATGGCCTTGGCTACATCATCAATCATACTCATGTTTAGTTTGAGTAGTTTTTCTTCACTGGTGTCCACGTTCAATCGCTTGAGCCAATCTTCGTCCAGGGCATTTTCTGTATCAACCAGGATAACAAAGATGCCTTGATCCTGTGCATTCTTGACTATGTTGCCTGAACAGATATAGCTCTTGCCTGCTCCTGACTCGCCAGCGAACACAGTAACCTTGCCTAACGGAATGCCTCTGTTGAAGTCTCCTGAGATCAAATAGTTCAAGGCAAAATTGCCTGTGCTGATCCAGTCTGTGGGATCGTTGAATCCAATACTGAGACCGTCGATACTCTTGGTGATATCTCTTCTAAATTTACTTATATCAAATGGTTTTCCCATATTACATTCTCTCTTTCATCTTTTAGTTTAAAACAATCGTTGCTCGATTGTTATCTCGAGAATTACGATATAAAAGTTTCCTATACTCAAATAAATTTTCTGTTAAATTTGATATGTTGGCTATTGGTAGCTGTTCGGTAATTAACGGAATATTATTCTTTTCTGCCCACGCAATCGCTTCAGGACTGGGTGCTATTGTCTGTGGTCGTTGTAAATTTATTTGGAATGAAAATTCTAAGGTTTCATAATTGTAGTGGTCCTGATATTTCAAATCATTATCAAAATGTTGAAACTTGTTGTAGTATTGCCTGCCCACGTAAGTGTACCCAAAAGAAAAATTTACTATGTCGTTGTTGGAAATTATTGAATCCTGCAATGGGTTTGCAAACACTTGCCATTTGTTGTCGGCACTGAATTCTAAATTTGTTTTGGTGAAAGAATTTTCTAACCTGTGTACGCCCATGTTCACTTCTTCATATGGATATATATAACCTAACTTTTCTAATATATCAGCCACTTTTACAATCCGTATATGATCTGGGTACATGTCATGCAACTGATTACCAATTCTGGCCAAATTTGAATTGTTGTTAAATCTAAGACTATCAATATCAACAGTATCCGCCTGGGAAAAAACCCAATCACAGTGTGTTTTATTTAAGAAATCCTGGTCCAAATAATTTTCTAAATTGTTATGTTGATCCAATGACTTGCCTGTTAAAAAATACAACACTTCATTGGTTTTTGAAATAGCCCAATGCAAGTGTGTAATTTTTTTATCGAGATCTTGAAACAACACCTGCCGATTTGAAAAACTATTTTGTCCTTCTTTGTTTAATTTATCTACAAAGAACTCAACCAATTCATGATTGTATCGAACTTCAAAAGGTATAATATCGCCAGAATTATCAAACACCAAAGAAAATTTCATTTTGTATAGTAGTTGAGTCCAGATGCAGGGCACCTGGACTATTTTGCGTTACGCTTTTTGACGGCTACGGATCATGGCCAGGATATCTTGAGCCTTGTCTGTAGATGCTTTTGCCGCAACCGGTGCTGTGGCCACTGCTGGTTCTTCGTCATCAAACTCGCTGATCACGACCGGTGCTGGTTTAGCCGCCGGTGCCGGAGCATCTTCATCAGCGTCCACTGCTGGAGCGGCACCTGCCGGAGCAGATACACCTGCTGGTCTAAAGTAATTGCCCCAACGCTCGGTGTCATAACTCTGACCATCAACTGAAGCTTCAAACATTTCTTTGATGATCTTGAGATCAACATCAGTTGGCTTCTTGGGCAAGAATGATCCAAGATCATACAGGCCGTGTTCGGCAATGGCCGCTTGTTCAGCTTCGGTTAGAGCACTTTCTTTCCGGCTCCACTTACTGCTGTTGTAGTCAGCAAAGCCGCCCTTGGCACCTTTGGTGACGCGGAAGTCCAGGCCACGCAACAGGTCTGTTGGTAACTCTTCCAATTCTGGATCCATCAAGGCACCTTTGATAAGAGTAAAGATCTGAGGACCAATGATAAATCTACGGATTGGGTTGGCCGGTGTCTTGTCATCGTGTAGGGGGTTTTCACGCACAAAGCCTTGGAAAATGTAACTGCGCTTCTTCCAATACTTACGACCCATGTCTTCAAGACTCTTGTCCTTGAACCAAGTCCTTACTTCTGTAAGCACTGGGCAAGTGTCGCCCCACATTTCCACGCAAGGCACTTGCACAAAAACTTGTTTGGATTCCATCTCACCTTTGACACCATTGAATGGCAATCGGATCATGGCCCGTTCTGCCCAAAAGAATGTGTTTTTAGTGTTACCGTCTGGTAGGAAGCGTAGTGTGGCCGATTGACCTTCTTCCATGTTCCAGTGTGGATAAATTGATCCATCTCCGCCGCCGGATCCACCTGTACCTGGTTTGTTTTCTGATGCTGCTAGTCTTGCTCGTATTTCTGCCAATGATGCCATATTATGTTGCCTTTCTAAGTTGATTTAATATGATTGATTTAAGTTGCCTTAAATGGTTGCCTACAGTGTTATTATACACATCACTGATTGTGTTTGCTACAAAACTGGTTAAATTGCTTTTTTTATTTGAGTTGCCTGTTGGGCGCATGTGTTATTATAGCATGCGCCACATTTTATTGCAAGAGTATTTATGACTTAGCCATTCCAGAAAGCGTTTTTAGGCGATCCAAGAAACTGGTGTCCTTGCCCACTTCCTGCATCTTGCCTGAATGACCGTATATGCCAGCCAACGGTGATTTTTCCTCCATTGGTGCGGGGACGATTGATTCAGAATAGCATTCTTCAATACCATGTACTGGGCAGTTTTCACCGGCTTCGGTCATGTTGCAGGTAGAGTCATCATACAAGATTGAGTTATCCATGCCACCATCCACTGAGTGTGGGGCACGTATTTCTTCGGGTGCATAGTCACCTGTGCTTTCACGCTCAAGCCCGTAGTCTTCATCAGGAACACCACCAATGATGCCACCGCCACGTAAGTGGCTTTCTAGATTCTGTGCCACCCATTCGTATGGATCGCCATCACGTGCCTTGGCTGTGCCATACGGCATGTCACCAGTGTCCATGTAGTAATCAAACAAGGCATCATATAAATCGTCGTCTAAATCGCCACCTTGTTCAAAGTTGCGAACTTCGTATTTGAAAC